AGGCGATCTTGGAGGAGTTCAACACGAAGGTCCCGTACATCCGGCTCTTAGCCACGGAGGCCTCGGATAAGGCGAAGACAACGGGGGTCATTCGGACAATCGGGGGTCGGGCACTCCACTTCCCCCAGGAGGCGACGGGCAAGTACCTGTTCACCCACAAGGGGTTGAATCGGCTCGTACAGGGGAGCGCGGCGGATCAGATGAAGCAGGCGATGGTGGACTTGGACCGTGAGCTTCCGGAATTCTACATGCAGCTACAGATCCACGATGAGGTCGACGCCTCGGTGCCGAACGAACAGGTGCCGCAGACGGCGGCCGAGATCATGTCGACGTGTATCCCAAGCACCGTCCCGTTCCGTGTGGACGTGGAGCTAGGGCCAAGTTGGGGGGAACTGAAGTGAAAACGGTGACGCAGATCTTGCACTTCGTGGATGTGCAGCTTGCTATTGGGGAGCAAGCACGAAACCAAGAAAAGTCTTTAGGTCACAAGGAGAGGGCGGCACAAATACAGGTTGCCTTGAATGCTTATTGGTCTGTGCGGGACTTCATCTCTCCACCACCTCCTCCACCGGACCCGAACCAGATGGGACTCTTCCATGAGTGAATCCACTATGCGGCGGCGGACGGTGCAGGGCCTCAAGGCCCTGGATGCTATCGCAGTCGAGAATCCCATTCGACCCGGGACACCCGACATCAACTTCGTCGAGGGGTGGATCGAGTTGAAGTATCTCTCGAAGTGGCCGAAGGGGGCGGATGAAAATCCAGTCTTCTTTCTTCACTTCACCCTGCAGCAACGAATCTGGCTGACGCGGCGAAGACTCTACGGTGGGCGTGCATATTTACTGCTCCAAGTCCAACAGGACTGGCTTTTGTTTGATGGGGTAGTTGCAGCCGAACATGTTGGGAAAGTGACTCGGCCGCGACTGATCGAACTTGCCGAGGCCCGTTGGCTGGGCGGCATGAACTTCAAGGAGTTGACAGAATGGCTACGACCATCCGTTTCCGCTTGACCGTTGGGCAGAAATTGCAGATCCTTCGGAGACGCTATGGAGAGTCGCAGGCCCAGGCGGCGAAACGGCTGCGTGTGCCTCTCAAGCGTTACCGCTACTGGGAAGAGAACAAATACACGCATGACTCCCCTACCCTCAAGGCGATCAATCTTCTCCCGCACGAACAGTGCTGGCTCCTTCGCCGGGAGGCCAGGCTCACGCAACTCCAGGTTGCCGAGGCCATGGGTCTCAGTCGGTACTGGGTTCAGCTTATGGAGACCGGGGTCGAATCTCCAGTCCTCCTGGTGAGGTGGTGGGATGCCCGTCCTTCCGGAAAATAACGCGGCCGTCGAATTCCTGAAGCGGTGGGACAAGAAGGGGCCCTGGGTCCTGACTGCGATCCATCCGAACAGGAAAGAAATAGACACCAGGACCTTCAGTCCCACACAGACAGGGCTCAAAGCCCTGTCTGTGTGGCTCGAAGAATTCAACGGCACCCGCAACATCTACTTCAGTGTCAACCGGGTCCGGGGGGAACTGACGAAGAAGGCGACTCGCGAAGACATCGCTGAGATGCCCTGGCTCCATGTGGATATCGACCCACGGGCGGGAGAAGAGTTGAAAGAAGAGCAAGCCAGAGCGCTTGCCCTTCTTTCAACAAAACTCCCGCAAGGGGTCCCTGCCCCCACGGTGATCGTCTTCTCCGGTGGCGGGTATCAGGGTTTCTGGAAACTCGAGAAGCCCATCGAGATCAACGGGGACCTCGTGCGGGCCGAGGACGCGAAGCGCTACAACCAACAGCTTGAACTTCTCTTCGGCGCGGATGCCTGTCACAACATTGACCGCATCATGCGGCTCCCGGGCACGATCAATATCCCGAACGCGGTCAAGAAGAAGAAAGGCCGGAAGGCCGTCCTCGCCACACTCGTGCAGTGGGAAGCGGACAATGTCTACGCGTTGGATCGCTTCACGCCCGCGCCCCAGGTACAGATGGTGGGCGAGACGGGCTTCGGGGGTGCGCCCGTCCAGGTCGGCGGCAACATCGACCGGTATAGCATCGACGACCTCGATAAGTGGAACATCCCGGATCGGTTGAAGGTCATCATCGTCCAAGGTAACCACCCAGAGGAGAAAAAGGAAGGCGACAACTCGCGGAGTTCCTGGCTCTTTGATGTGTGCTGCAACCTCGTCCGTCACGGTGTGCCGGACGAGGTTGTTTTTTCGATCATCACAGATCCCGATTTCGGAATCTCGGGATCTGTGATAGAGCAAAAAGACCCCGCCAAGTACGCCCTCCGCCAGATCGGGCGGGCCAAGGAAGAGGCCATCGATCCCTGGCTCCGGAAGCTGAATGACAAGTACGCCGTGATCGGGAACATGGGGGGAAAGTGCCGTGTCATCGAGGAGATCTGGGATCCGGTCCTGCAACGGCCACGGCTCACCCGTCAATCCTTCGATGACTTTCGGAACCGGCACATGCACAAGACGGTACAGGCCGGGGTCACGCAACAAGGCAAGGCCGTCCTGGTGCCCTTGGGGAATTGGTGGTTGAAGCAGCCGCAGCGCCGCCAGTACGATGGACTCGTCTTCGCCCCGGGGCAAGAGATCGAGGGCTCCTACAACATGTGGAAGGGGTTCGCCTGTCAGAGCCTGCCCGGCGACTGCAACCTCTTCCTTGATCACGTCCGGAACAACGTCTGCTCAGGAAACGAGTACCTCTATGCATACCTCATGGGATGGATGGCGCGGTGTATACAGCAACCCGACTCTCCTGGCCATACTGCGATTGTGCTCCGTGGAATGCGAGGAGTGGGGAAGAGTATTTTTGCCAAGATATTTGGTTCACTCTTCGGACGCCACTTCCTCCATATCAGCAACCCCTCTCATTTGGTTGGTAACTTCAATGCGCACCTCCGGGACACCGTCGTGCTTTTTGCAGATGAGGCGTTTTACGCCGGGGATAAAAAGCACGTTTCTATCCTGAAGACGTTGATCACGGAGGAAACGATATCCATCGAGGCGAAGGGCATCGACGTGGAGACGGCCCCCAACTTCGTCCACCTGATCATGGCCTCGAACGATGATCACGTCATCCCGGCCGGAGGAGACGAACGCCGGTTTCTCGTGTTGGACGTGGGCCGTGGCCATCAGAAGGATGGCAAGTATTTCAGCGCGATGATGCGTCAAATGGATAAAGGGGGCCGCGAAGCCCTCCTTTACCATTTGATGCATCTCTCCCTGGCCGGGTTTGATGTCCGGGATGTCCCGGACACCGCAGCCCTGCACGAGCAGAAGATGTACAGTCTCCAACCCGAAGAGGATTGGTGGTACCAGAAGCTGCTGAGTGGGCAGTTGATTGAGAACACGGAAGGCTGGCCCAAGGAGATAGGCCGGGACTTCATGCTCGCAGACTTCCTCCACTACACGGATCGTTTCCGGATCAGCCGCAGGGGCAGCGCCACGGCCCTGGGAAAATTTCTAAGCAAGGTGTGCCCGGGGCTTCGTACGATCCAGCGTTGGGGGGAATTGAACGGAGGGGCCCCAGCCCGGAAAACAAGGCTACGTTTCTATCAGATGTCCTCCCTCGCAGTGGCCAGGGCACAATGGGATGACCTGTACGGAAAGAACGACTGGCCGGTAGACGACGTAGAGCAGCAAGAACTGCCACTTGACAATTCGCCTAAATGATGGTATACTCCTTATGGTCGTTCGAAAGGAGAAAACCGTCATGCAGAAGATCTGGATCAGAAATGAGACTCGGTACGACACCCGACTCCTACGCAGTGCAGTCCTCGCGACGGCCAAGGCCTGGGAGTGGGACATTCGGCGCATGGGCCGCATCACCTTCACCTATTCACGAGGTGGGGGGGCTTCCGGTCTGGCCAGGATCGGTGGGGGTTTTGTGCGCATTCGCCTTCCACGAGAGAAGTGCTACCGGGATCGTTTGGGGCAAGTCCTGGCCCACGAGTTGGCGCATACGCATGGACTCCGGCATCACGACATGACCGGCACGCTCAAAGGGACACGGATCTGGCAGCGGCCGGTGAACTGGCTGGACAAGTTGCCTCCGGTCTTGGAGGAGAAGCCGGTGGTGAAAAAGCCCAGGGTGGTGGGGCTGGCGCTGGCCGAGAAGAAGCTCGCCCATGTCGAGGCCAAGGCGGCCGAGGTGGCGCGGCGGATCAAGGCACTCCGGACCAGGGAAAAGACCTGGAAGCGGAAGGTGAGCTACTATACCCGGCGGTGCGCGGCGCTTAAGCCGGAGAAGGTGTGACATGGCCAGACACGCGGACGGATGCTGCATGATCCCACGGTGCAAGCGTCCCGCGTCCCTGGTCTGGATGGAGGAGTGGCAGAAACCCCGGGATGTTTGCGACTATCACTGGCGCAAGCACTGTGACGAGACGGATCCATTCACACTGAGAAAGGAAAAGACGCATGATGCGAGCAGTCGATTGCTGGGTAGTGCAGTGGGCAGTGAAGGTCGGGAAGAATAACCAGGTCGTCCCCCAGGGAGCCAACCTGGTTCTGTCCCAGACCGGACTGCAAGGAGTGATCGAGTCGATGGAGCACCACGGCCGGGACATGATTCCGGATGTAAACGAGGTCGTGCTGCTGGAGATCAAGCGCATGGTCGTCGCGCTTCTTCCGCCCGATCTCGACCTCACGTGCTGCGAGAAAGAGGCCCCGGGATCTGGGGTATTGGCCCTGGTCCCGCCGCTCGAACCGCCGACGGTGCAGTAACCAAGGGTCGGCAGTTCGCCGGAACTGCCGACCCCCGCTTCTTTCAGAAAGGGGATGACTGTGAAAGACCAGGTGGCCTGGGCCCGTAAAGTGTTAGGGCTCGATGCAATGACGAAGAATCAGCTTTACCACAACGGGCCGAATCGTTTCATCGATGCCCGGAAGGAGGGCTCCGTTCATCTCCAGGGAAATTTTTCCCATGAAGAACTGTACGCGATCGTCTACTGGATGGATCACCGAGAGGAGTTCGGCCATGGTGACTTTACTGTTTCTCCTGATGCTGGGGGTGGGAATTCCGTCGTTGTCGC